TCGACCATAATTCGTTTATGGGCGTTGCGGAGACTCGGACGGTAGCTCGGACGCTGATTGTTTAATAGCATTGGTTGCCATCTGGCGAACAATGTAAAAAAATGTACACTTCTGCGAAAAAACTTTTATCTGTAAGAGATATAGTAGGATATACTCTTCCGCGGTTACATACTGGCAAACACTGGTATGTAGACTTTTATGCTTATGATCCCACTATTGACGGGCTCCGCCGCAAGAAATACATGCTCGATGGCTATAAGCTAAAGGAGCGTAAGCACATCGCCACCGTGCTCATCACTAACCTCACACAGCAGCTCACAGCCGGCTGGAACCCATTTGTCAATAATGATAAGGCACGTAGCTACACAACATGGGAAACCGTGGTGAAGCGCTACACCGATTATCTGAAGGTAGCTGAGAAGAAGAGTATGATAAAGGCGAAGACGGCTACTGATTATCGCAGCCGTTTGGCGGTATTGCTCTCCTACATCGACGAGGCAAAGACCTGCATAAAGTATGTACACCAGTTTGACCGACTCCTTGTCATTGATTTTCTTGACTACATTGTGTTCGACAAGGAGCGGTCTGCCACGACTCGCAACAACTATCGCACATGGCTGTCAACCTTCGCCACGTGGCTTGTGGATAGGCAGTACATCACTGAGAACTTCGTTGAGAGTATCAAGATGATGAAGGAGACCGAGAAGTTCCGCGACAGCATCAAGCCCGAGGATCTTCGGAGATTAAAGGAGTACACAAAGGAGAAGCGTCCGGCGTTCTACCTCGCTTGTCTGATGGAGTATTACACCTTTATCAGACCAGAAGAGCTGCGTCACATCAAGATAGGCGACATATCAATAAAGGAGCAGTGCATAACGATACCTGCAGAGGTAGCGAAGAACGGCAAGGAGCAGGCGGTAGCACTCAACGACACATTACTGAAGGTAATGATCGACCAGGGGATATTCAACCACCCGTCACAAGAATATCTATTCGGCAAGAACCTTCAGCCGAGCCACGAACAGATAGCCGTCAACCGCTTTAGGCAAGAATGGGTACGAGTGAGGAAGGCTCTTGGCTTCCCAAGCTCGTACCAGTTCTATAGCCTAAAGGACTCCGGAATTCGCGACCTCGCCAACGCCGAAGGCATTGTCGTAGCTCGCGACCAAGCGCGACACTCGGACATATCTGTTACCAATAGGTATCTGAAGAGTCCGAAGGTGGCGCACGAGAGTACAAAGCACTTTGTTGGCGACTTATAAACACTTGTAGAAGTAGCCGGTCTTCACGCGGTTCACGCTACCATCAGCCACCTCTACTTCTATCTTTTGGCAGATAAACTTTTGGTTTCGGAAGATATAGATCTTTGAGGGGTCGGGGATTTCATCAGTGATGAACTTGATATTGTGGAGGTTATGGGTGTCGATATTTATTTTTGTATCATAGCCCACTGCAGGCCCTGCTCCCCAGCTACCGAAATGCCACTTGCCTTCCTCGTCGCGATAGCCTCGGCGAGGCAAAATGTTGAGGGAAAGGGAAGCTGTTTCACCGCTGCCGACCCAGTCTGGGAAACGTCGATAGTCAGTGAGTGTCGTTGGAAACCTTGCAAAGGTATCCTCGTTTTCAAGTCTTGACGAATACGAGCATGCCTGTCGTTTAACAATATTTACCACGTTCACACCCTGGAACATCACGGGGAGCTGACCTTCATCAGGCTCTGCGTCGTTGCTCTCTATATCGCTGCCTTCCATTGCATCTTGTACGGAAATGTAAGTGTCGTCGTCAGAAAATGATGTTTTATCGAGAGAAAAGTCATTTGTGTTCGGCACAGAAGCCAAGCACACGTGAACGCCCTTTATCTGAGAAATGGGGTCAAAGGGTCTTGCGTCAACCTTACCCTCAACGATAGCTGCAGGACTTATTTTTAATGCTATACTATCATCACTCTCTGTATCACGAATGACCGGACTAAATAAACCGCAGAGTACGCATTGCTCTGTGTTTATTGCTGAACCTGGTTTTCCTATGGGTTCTAATGACCCCGTTTTATCTGAGAGAATAGCCCAAACATAATAGTCGCATCCGACTTTAAAAATGGTAGTTCGGCGCTCTTTGGTCATCATCTTATTAGCTGCAGTAAGCATATCGTCAACCGAAGTGTATTCTTTTGTTGTAAACTCCCGGAAAACAGAAATAGGTATGCAGTCTCGCCAGTCTCGTGCTGTAGATTGGTCAAATTCGTACTCAATATTCGATGTCGAAAGGTTTTTCACCCCATCTTCATCATATTCTGAAGAAAACTCGTCGAGACACTCATAAGTGATGGCAGAGTTCGAATTCACCTCATCGAAAGGCAGAATGCTAACGGTTTTCTTCACTTCGTCGAAAATAAACCTGGCATTCAGTAATTTTTGCACCTCCTCGATAAAGGTGTAAACCGACCAATGCGGTAGGGAACGTTTAATAAGAGCCGTACGACGAGCAGAAGCGACTATAAGTCGATTCCATGGTTCGCAGTCAAAATCATTGCGTATGAGTGTATAGCCCTCGTATCGGAGCACTTGTTTCAATACGTAAAACAAGTAAGGCTGTACGGCTAAGTATGTCATAAGTGCCACACTCGTTCTCTTGTACGTAATGTTATTTATAGTGATTTTGTCCGGCTTGATTTTAAGGATATTATTTGATGTGTAGCCAGTCTTCTCATCGAATATTGGATTAAAAGCGACTACGCCAGGAGTACCGACCATATTATAGTCGGTAAGATCTATCATCAAAGTACCGAATCCCCTTTTCACGGGAACTTTACTAATGCCCACTTTATCATAGTGCGAGCGATTTATGCCCTTTGTAATGTAGAGTGATGGATAGTCAATCTCGTCTATAAAATGTTTCTCGAACTTCGAGTTAAACTTGATGCGTGAAGCACCGCCAACGATTTGCAGCTTTACGGTAGTATTGTTGACAGACGTGACGGTGCCTTTACCGGATATTATAAGTTTGTTGTCAGCGTAGAGTTCGCAGGTCTCAAATGACGATATGCGTTTTCTGACATCGAGGCGGTGGATATTATTGAAGACAACAGCATTCTGGTGTATCGACATCGGGAATGATATGTCGTACGTGTACGTGCCGGAGTCTTGGACGTATGGGTTGTTCAACGTGATTTTTATCTTCTCAGAGGATGATGGATAGGCGATCTTGCCGTCTAAAGTGCAGTGTATCATATTCTATTTTATGTGCGTGAATTTAATTTTTTATAGTGGTCGAGGTTCTTGGCAATGCCGTCATCGCCATCGATGTAACACTTGGCATGTATGCCCTGCGCGAGCACCAGCGATAGTTGGTCGATAACATCGCGAGCTTCGCCGAGGGTAGCATTCAGCTCTGAGTTGTCGGTGTTGACCGTCACCGATGGCGCAGACACCACCGTAGCACCACCCTGACCGAGCGAGCGCGATATGTCAGCTGCAGTAAGCGAACCAACCGTATTGTTGCGCTGCGCCTCGTCGATGAGCTGCAGAGCTGGCAGAACCTGCGGGTTGTTCACCGCATTGTGGTTAGCTACAAACTCGCCCTCGTGCACGATGCCCGCCTTGCGTCGATAGCTTGAACCGCCCGTAAAGCCACCCTCGTAGTAGCCAGCCTCCTGCGCCTGCTGCTGCTTTTTGATAGTGGCTATTTGTATCGCTCCTGCTGCGGCAGCGATGCCTGCGGCAATAGGCGCAAGTACCATATTCGCAGGGTAAGGCATACCGGTCATTGCAGAACTGTAAGCACCAATAGCCGAAATAGCTGTCTGGGCAATAGCTTGGGCTATCTGCATTGCGGCTTGCTTTTTAGCATACTTTGTTTTTATTTTAGCTATTTCTTTCTCTTTCTTCTCTTCCAGTTTTTTGCGTTTGGCAGTGTTGTTGCCAGCAGCGTTTATAAGCTTCTCGTACTTCTTCTCTGTTATAGTAACCTCGTAGTCAGACTGCGCAGAGTAGTAAGACGACATTGCGCTCATAAGTGGCGAGATTGCGTCCATAGCAGCTTGCATCTTAGCGACCAAACCATTACACATGTTAGCTGTAGCTTCGCCCATAGCAGCCATAGCTTCTTCATGTGAGATAAGCCCCTCTTGTTCCATCGATTTAATGTTGGCAAGCGTTGACGCATAGATATCTATGTCGGATGTTATAAAAGCACCAACATTCACTCCATCATCATGTTTGTTAGACCATGATGCCTGCGCTTGGTTAGATGCTGCGTTGTAAGCACTATCAACATTGCGTTTAAATTGCTCGCCTTTAGAGTTGTACAAGTCATCAGCTGCTTGTTGCTCTTTATAATGTAATAGGACTTGTTTGCGCATCTCCTGATATTCTTCTTCCTTAAGAAGCCCCTTTTGGTGTAGAGATTCGAGCCCTTGGAGTGTGATACGCTCTTGTTCTCGGCAATCTTTGGCTGCCCATTCTGCTTTATATCGAGAAAGGAGAACGGCATAATATTGCGTTTGCTCAAGTTTATGCTCCTCTTGCCGTTGATTTATCTCTGCATCAATATCAAGCCATTCTTGTTGGTTTTTATCGTATAAGGTTTGACGCTTCTTTAGATAGTCTATCTCATTGAGATATAACTCCTCTTTAAGGCGTTCTTCATTGTGGTATATATCATTGTTTGCAGACTGTTGCTCATAAGCCATTTGTAAGTCAATAGCGATGCTCGCATGTTTGCGCTTAAGCTCATCTTCGTCAAGTTTCTGCTTATCTTGTTGATATTGTTGTTCGAGCTCTGTTTTTTTGCGAATAAGGGCTTGTGCCTCGTTTGACTCTTCGCCATATAGTTTAATCTGCTCGTCGAGTCCTTTGCTTTTAATTTCGTATTGTTTTTTAAGGAAATCACGATACTGTAAACCTTCATCAGCGTACCTACGAAAGTTCTCAACAAGTTCAGCTTCTGTTATTGCTTTCTGAGCATCGATAGCAGCCTTAAGGTCTTTTTTCTTTTGTGCTTCGACGCGTTTACGCTCAGCTTCTGCCTTGCGTGCAGCGATAGCCTTAGCTCTCTGTTCTGCCTCAGATTCGTACTCTGTATTATTGTTGTTATTGTTGTTATTGTTGTTATTGTTTTTCTGGTTTTTGCCAAGTTGCTCGTTTGCTTTGCGAATTTTAAGTAAATTTTCTGTCTCTTTTTTTTGCACATCTTGATATCGCTTTAGCCATTCATTTTGTTTTTCCTGTAGTTCTGCTATATCATCAGCCTGGTTTCGATTCATTTTTACAGCAGTGTTCATCGTATAGCCTTTACGCTCAATGTACGTTTGGTCAGTCCAACCATCTTTAAAGCCTTTTAAATCACCATAGTTGATTGCGTGGGTAACACCATAGTCTATGGATTTGTACATTTTTTCGCTAAAATGCGCGATTTGGTTAGCAGCTACCTGGAAATCTGCCCGCCAGAACTGTTTAAGCTTACCCCAGAAACTTTCAAGATACTCTTCGTTAATATCTTGCTTTTTACGTTCCAACTCCTCGATCTTTGACAGATATACACGAGCTTTGGCTTGTGCTAAGATGGAGTCTGTAAGATTGTCGACCGCCTCGCGAGCCTTGTCTGAGTTTATATTTTCAAGTGTAAGATTGTCAAGATATCCGGGGTATTTCTCCTGAAGTTTTCTTAAAGCTTCTGTCCTGGCATCATCGGACGCAGCCTTGTCTCTAACCAAGTCAACGAGCGTAGAAAGCTCTGCAATCTCCGAACGGCATTGGGTAGCAGCTTCTGCGTTTGCCTCGTTAAGTTCGCGTTGAGCTATCGTAGCTTTATCTGCTTTAGATGTGAATGCGATAAGCGCAGCTGTCACTGCCACCATAGTAACAATGGCTGCAGCCCAAGGATTAGCAAGTATAACATCATTCCACATTTTTTGTGCGGCAGTTGCAAGGCTTATTTTGCGCGTGGTCGCATCAACAGCAATAGCATATGCCGTTTGTGCAGACCCCAGAAGTGATGTGTATATCTTCTTCATTTTGTCTATTGCCAAACCTTTAAGCTTAACAGCATTGTGTGCCATCTCTGCTATCTCTGCAGCTTTTACAGCTAAAGTATACGCCGCGATACCAGAAGTAACGACAACAAGAACCTTCCAGTATTTCGTAGTAAATGAAGTTATTGCAGATAGTGACTTAACGAGTAGACCGCCAGCACTGATGGTGTATTTCACTACAGGCAAAAGTTTCTCGCCGAGTTCTATGGTTAACTCACGGAACCTATTTTTTGCCTTATCAACATCGGCTTGTAAGGTGCTGTTCTGCACGTCAAATTCCTCGATAACAGATTTTGCCTCACGATAGGCTTCAGTTGCTATCTCTTGGCGCTCACGAATGTCGTCAACCTTGTCTGCCATTGTTGTGAGAACAGCGACGGCGCGTGCACCATCAAGTCCCATATCGCCAAACATTTTGCCAAGTTGGTCGAAACCGCCCTTAGATTTCAAATTATCCATAAGTGTAATGACAGCCTTATTCATATCGTTCTTAACGAGGTCAGAGAAGGTCTTCAAGTCTACTCCTGCCATTTTAGCAAAAGTCTTAGTGTCTGTTGACATTTTGGTCAGCAGCTGAGAGAATGCGGTAGAAGCCATTTCGTCTTTCTGCATGTTCTCGTCCATGACAGCAGCATAACCCATGATTTGCGCCTGAGTCAAGCCGACCTGCTTGCCGACACCTGCGACACGAGCGGTGAACTCAACGAGGTAACCAGCCGATGCTGAAGAGTTCTGTGCAAGCTCATTAATAGCAGAACCCGTTGCGAGCATTGCACCACGCAAGCCGAGGCGATCATCCTCGCCAAAAGCCATTGCGAGCTTACCGACCTTGCCGATAGCTCCGTCACCAAGGTCATCACCAAGAGCCACCTTTATTTTGTCGCCGACATCAACAAACTCCTCGATCATTTCTCTATTGGTGATGCCAAGCCTACCCGCATCTTGGGCAAGTTTGTTCAGCTCGCCACGCGCCGTTCTTGTGTTAACTTTCTTAAAGTTTTCATTCATCTCCTCAACTTCCTCCATCGACTGACCGGTGTACTTGCGTACATTGTTCATCTCTTGGTCCATGTCTGTAAACGCATCTACACATTGACGAACTGTTGTAGACAAGCCGGTAAATGCAGAAAGTGCCTGAGTGATTGCGCCCCAATTTTTATTCAAACCATTGACAGCGCCTTTCCACAGACCTACAGAAGTTGTTTGTTCGTTGTTGATGGCAGTTATCTGTCTTTTTAGTTGTTTCGCCTTGTTGTTTAGCTCATCGAAAGCATTTGTTCCCTGCTTAGTGCCTTCGAGTCGTTCATTTACTATTTTCAGCGAGTACTGAAGTTCGCGCATCGAGGAACCGCTGATATTTTTAAGCGTAGCATCTATAAGTTTATTTTCACGTGCGAGTTCAGAGGCTGAGCGTCTCGCAGCAGCTATCTCTTTATCGTATTTGTCAATGGACAGATTTGCCTCCTTTTGGCTCGAATGTATCTGCTGTATGCGTGTGTTTATTTTTTGCAGACTTTCTGAAGCTTTGTCGAAGGCATCTGTATTAGGCGACATGTCGTTTAATTCTTTCTGCAGAGTGGATGCAGCTGCAGTAAGATCGTTAAGCGACGCGCCATTAATATCGCCAAGAACTCGTTGCAGATTGACGGTAGCATGATTTAGTTCCTGCATCTCTTTCAGCGACTGCACGGTAGAATCTTTAAGAAAATCCATACGATCCTTACAGTGCTGTAGAATAACATTGAGCGCATTGTAATCATCGGGATTTGTCACTTGTTTCATCGCACGTCGCACCTCACGGGCTGCCTTTTCAATATCCCCCAACGATGCTGTGGAAATATTGTTGACCGTGTCTATTGTTTTTGCAACACTATTGCTGTAAGATTTAAGGCTTGCCTCGGCTGCCTTAATTTGCTTGTCGAACTTGTTAATGTCTTTAACCGACGTACCAGGGTCTTTGAGTGCCTCGGCTTTCTTCTGCTTTAGGTCATCGAGGGCTTTCTTTAGTGTTGCCATCTCATTCTTAGCTTGCTGCGCATTAAGACTGACGATGGTCTCGAAAGTTTGAGTTGTTGCCATAAAAAATGCTACTTTTGATTTGTAAACCAAAAGTAGCACAAATATAGTGTAGTAAAAAATACATTCAGGTACCAGTCCCTAATTTGTAAGCATTGGTCGATACCCTTGAAAATTCAAGCATGTATCGCCGCACCTCGCTCAACCATTTGTCTATACGTACAACCTGCTCAGAATCCTCGCCAAAGCGTTTTACAGCCTTTTTGCGTAGACGGTACAGATATTCAAGGCGTTTCTCCATGCGTCGCATTTCTCTACTTGCAACACGTGTAAGCCACATTGTACGGCTTGTAAACGCAAGTGATTCCTTGGCGTCTTCGAGTTCTTGTTTAGCTTTTTCTGGATTTAAAGAATGCGAGACACCATTCTTCGCCTCCTTTATTATAAAGCAAAAGATTATTATCACGAATAAAATCCAAAAACTGTCGGGTAGTATTATCATATAGCAGACGATTTAATTGGTTATACCGCAAATATACGCAAAATATTTGAGACTGCAAAGTGTAGAGCCAAAATATTTTGGTATGCGCAGTGGAGCATCATCGTCGGCGATGTATCAGCCACAACAACAGCGACAGAACGACAAGCACCACAGCGCCGATAGTAAACTGCCCGACGCGCATCTGCGTGCGCTCCCACGTCGATAGCTTGCGCTCCACTGGTATGGGAAGACGTGTTGTGTCGGTCTGGAGCATTGCTTTATATATAGTGTCGGTCTTCACGCTTATGCGGTCACGCCATCGCCACACGCTCTTCTGGCTATACACTGTGTCGCCACGAGTGTAGTGTTCAACATACACCGAGTCGTGCAGCCGAAACGTGTCGGCACTCGCCCTCGCCTTATAGAGTGTATCAGTCTTAACGACCACTCGCTCTACGACCACAGGCTGCGGTGTAGAGCATCCACACAATAGTGTCAGCATTACGCAGGCTAACAAACCTAATGCGCCGGATAATAAACCTAATAGCGCACCGCACAATATTTCTAACAATTTATCTAATGTATTCATAATGTTATAAAAGGGTTATTAGTCGGTCTCCGCCTTGCCGTAGTCTCTTGGCGGTTTGCGCTTCATGCATCCGTTCACGGTACACTCGTTCCACTGCAGCTCGTGCATGCGAAGGAGCAAGTCGTGCTTCTCCGCACGCAGCTCTCGGATGAGATCACGCTGCTTGCCAATGTCGTCGTAGAGTGAGTCGATTTTGTTGTTGAGTCTTGTGCGCTCCTCCATGTGCTCCTCGTGTTCGTGGGTGTAGAGGTTGCGCCACTCCTGGGCGTAGGTGAGGGCGTTAGCGTCCTCCTCCTTTTGTGCTGCAGCTGCCTCCTTGCGCTTTCGCGAGTTGTAGTAGAGCAGCTGCCCCACGATGCCACCGCTAACAAGCAGCGAAAGTATCTGTAAAACCATATCCATCTGCACCTCCTTACTCTATTGTTATCCAAATCTGCTCACACCGCTCGTCCGCAGCCTTCAGCATGGTGTACACTTTGCGGAACGTTGACGTTGAGTTCAGTACCTGTCCGACCGCTTTATTTTCTCCGATGAGGATGCAGCCATCCGTATCCTTCGCCGTGTTGCCACAGTGTATCAGCACACCTTGATAGCCGGGCGTATTGCACAGCCTTGGCAGTCTGCCCTTGCAGAACTGGTACTGCGCCCGACCTCCGAAGCGTGGCGATACCGTCTTCATATCTACGAGGTATCTGCCAGTCGGGATGGCGGTTTCGCCCTTGATTTTAACTCCGCATATCTGCGCAACCGACATATTAGATGTCAGTCCTCTGTCCTTGTCTTCGAGCGTGTCGCAGACGTATGCGCCGTTGACGTACATCTTGCCGATGGTGTATGTCTCCTTTTTTGCTATTCGTCTTACTTTTACTTCCATGATATATGATATTTATTGTTTTGTTATTATAGATAACTGTTAATAACATACCTGTTCACCATTGACTATCTTCTTTACTGGTATGCGCAACGTGAAATCGTTGCCTCTAACTATTTTCTTCATATCTTAGTCTTTTGGTTGTTGTTCTTCTTCTGTTATTGTCGGCTCGTCAGCAGTAGGTTCTGCCGATTGTCCCGTTGTTGCATCAGATTGTTTATCAATAGCGCTAAAAAACTCTCTAACGCTGCCGTTCCATGATATTCGACAGTTTTTAGAACCTGTAAGATAGCAGGTTACTATCGCACCATACCCCCTTTGAAAATACTTTACACTTGTGGGGAAATTAAGCTGCGTATATCCGATTAAAGTCATTCCTGCATCGCTATTATTGACAACAATTATGGTCTGTCCGATGTACGCCAGAGCCTCGTAGACCGTCTTCGTGCTCAGACTGCCCCAGAATTGTTCTTGAGGCATATAGAAAGGTGGAACAATAACAATATCAGCATTGAACATGGCTTTTATGTTTCCCGAAAACATCACAAAGCAGCCTGTCTTTTCAAAGTCAATCTGAATATGTCCAAGAGCCAGTGCCGGTACGTCTGAAACGTACTCCTTTAGGTTCTCAGGAGTTATCTCTGTTATCTTTTTGCGGATAAGTCCCGAGAACACACCTGCGCCAACCTCAAGCAATCCTTTCTCGTTCACACGCGCCGTCACCTCGCCGCTGTTGTTGCGCACCTCAAAATTGTCCGCCGTTGCCGTTATCTTGCCGTTCTCGATGTCGAAGCCAGTGCGCAGTAGCTTGGCTGCAATACCACTGTCCTCGACATAGCCGTTTGCCGAATCTATCCAGTCGGTAGGAGTTGCACCCACCTCCAACTTCGGCATTGTCACCCACGCCTTACTGCCTTGCAGACAACGGATAAGGACGTAGTTAGGTATGCCGGTGCCCTCCGAACGCCAGTGTACCCAATAACGCTTCCACTCGTCCGTAAGAGATAAACGTCGACCTCCATCGACGTTCTGTGTCGTCGTATCGCGCTCGCTATCCTCGGCGAATATGCTTAGATTAGAACCACTCAACATGTATGCGTCGATGCTGCCGGAACCTTTTGCCATAAAGGAGAGTATGTAGTCCTCATCTTTTTTGATGATGGTATTCACGCTCCATTGTGCCATCTCGACGTACCCGGACGCTCCGTACGCATATATAACGGAGCAGCCATTATTGTACGACTCATTAGTGACTATCGAGGCATCCAAGCGCATCAGGTTGCCGACTTTGGTAAACGTGCGCGTGTTGTCGAGGAGATTGCCGCCGATGTAGTTGTAATCATAGGGCGAAGCACTCCAACATACAAAATCCTTTGCTGTGCCCTCAATGAGTATAGGGTGGGCGATGTACGCCTGCTGGCTTGCGGTGGAGTCGTTAATTTTCACGCAGCCAACAGAAATCCACTCATAAGATGCGTTCTTAGCAACGGTGAATGTGCGCTGATAGAGGTGCCAGCCTTCACTCGGAGTGACTGCATCTGCACCTAAATAAGCACTGCCATTTGGGCCTGTATAACCAGCGGGGTTAGTTTTGTCTATGGCTGAACTTTTCCACTTTACTTCGGCTGCGAAATTCACACTAACAGACTTGGCTTTTGCCCAAAATGATATGGTGTACGTCTTGCCCTTCTCGACATGTATATTACCCAAGCCGACACCGCCACTTTGCCATATTGGGCCAGCAGCCTTCGCCTCGGGCAGGAATACTACATTAGCTCCATCGTGTGACGACGTGCGGTATATTTTAGCTCGCAGGAAGTCTGGGCCTAAGCCTCGTTTATTGAATGTAGAGCCTGCAAGAAGGTTGCGCCGATCGGCGAGAGCATAGCCCACCTTCAGAGATATCTCGCGTGCCGACTGCAGGATCTCGGAAGAGTATTGTTGTAGTGCAGAGCTTGTTTGCAGTGGCATACCGTCTACCTTATTCGTCAGTTCCGTGTAGTTTGACTGCATCTTCTTCGCATCTGCCTTTAGTCCACCGAAATACTTGGTGTAGTCTAAGTGCCACGTCAGGCGCACGACGAACGTCTTGCCACCCACCACCACCGACACATCGACATAGCCATCGGTGTAGTACATAGTATTGCTACCAGTGTTGTATGTGCGTATGGAGTTGATACGAACCGATGTGCCCGACACACTTGCCGTGCAGTTAACAGGCGTTTTGATAGTAATAGAACTTGCGCTCACGACGGCACCACCCTTGCGGCACACTACTGTAGCATAACCATAGGTGTTGATGCCGCCCGATGTTGTGCCGGATGGTACTCCGTCATCAGAAGTAGAGATGGTGATAGGTGCACCTTGAAGCTCAACAGTGTAAGCATCAGTGCCAGCTGTACCCTTATCACCTTTATCACCTTTATCGCCCTTGTCGCCCTTGTCGCCATCTTTTACAGCCACAATGGTTATCCAGCCACGTGCAAGTATTGTTGCCATATCTTTTTGTTTTTAGAAAATAGGGTGAGGTGCCCTATTTAGACACCTCACAAGTAAATGTACCTCTCACTGCCACATCAGCGTTCGCCACCGTGACATACGGCTTTGTTGACGCATTCACTGGACTTGATGTGCCGCTCCAGTTTGTTGCTACGCCGTTCGAGTTGTACTTAGTCCACTTATACTGATATTTGCAGGCGTGAGTGCTGTCAACCTTAACAGCTGTGCCGTCTTCGACCACCTGACCATCTTTCCATAGACGTGCGAACAGCTCTGTAGACTGAGCACCATTGACAATTTTGTCGCCAGTGAGTGAGTAAACCTCTACGACATAAGGGTCACTGGCATCGAAGAAAGTGATGATGGCGTTAGCAGTATCAGCACCATCCTTCACCGTACAGCGGAATGTCTGGAAGTTCAGCACATCGTCGGCATTCACATTCAGCGTGCTCACACCACCCGATGTGGTGACGTTGCCAGCAGCTACTGCACCCCAGGTGCCAGCACTAATATTGAGCACCTCCCACGTCATGCTTGTCATTGTAGTGTCTTGCACAGAGCCGCGGAAGAATTTAGCCACAGCACGCAATGGCTTGGAGTTGTTGGTAGAGTCGAAGGTGTTGCCGTCAGGAGTCTCTATCTGCACCGTCTGTAAAGCACCACCCGACTTCGCAAGGCTGATAGTCAGATAACCTCTGCACTCCGTGGTAGCTTTAGTCTCGGGGTCGGTATATGTACATGCCCACTCGATATTCTTCACGCTGCCATTCTTCGCAATGTTGCTGGCGATGTTGAGCTGATACGACTTGCCCTGCACCGGTGTCGCTGCTGCGCCATCTACAGTCCACTTCCATTTGGTACAAGCTGCTGTCGGAGCTTGGTCGGTCGAGCTACCCGTCACATACACACGAGCTGTGATGACGTTAGGTGCACTTGTCGAGTAGTTTGGAGTGTACACACCAGTATCGGGCGTGAAGATCTGAGTCTGACCCTGCGAAGCTTGCGTGAAACACTGAACGGCTTTGCCGTCGTTAAGGTCAACGATTGTAATTTGACCATTCGCTAAAACTTTTGCCATATTTTTAATTTTTATAATTAATGATATTTATACAAGTCGTTAAAAATGAAATATTGAAGCACTATATCACAACTTCACACTCGAACTGCGCCTGCCTTACGACATCGTCACTACTCACAACGCAGACTCTACCGATACCCTCATGCAGAGTATTCCACGTTGTATCATCTGCCGTATCTGCCGATTGTCTTCGCCACGACCACGCGCTGTCGCTTATGGTGTCGCTTATGTCCTCGCCGTTGCGTAACAGTTTAGCTTCGAGAGTCAACTGCCCGGTGCCGTTAATCATCACCGTGCCCGAACTACTCGTTATCACTATTTGGTACGCCAAGCCATCCTCGCCAGGATCGCCCTTCTCGCCCTTCTCACCTTCGATTTGCTTCAGCCAGTCCGCCGAGCCGTTTACCGGCTCAGCTGCAGTACCGCTCTCGTTAGTGCAGAGCCACACAGCGTTGTGGTGGTTCACCTGGTCGTAATAGTCGTAAGTAATGCCACGCTGCCATTCGCCGCGGTAGTTCACCATGTGTATAGTCTGGCCAGATGACGATATCCACTCGAACGACGTAGATGTTATGCGCGAGCCATTCGGTGACAGACAGAACACCTCTCTGCCATCATGCGTGTAGCTATTGACACCCTTGTAAGCAACGATGCGTGGCGTGTCAGGTCCAGTAGTCTCTAACATAAGCACCCCTTGGCGATCCATCTTTGCAGGGTCTTGGCAGCCGTCAAGCACAATGGTATCTCCTGCAGTTGGCTCATCGCTACCCTCCGCGCAGTTACCTTTGGCGAGCACTATCCAATTAAACAACTTGCCATCATAGAGCACATCACCCATACCATTAGTCACCACTTCAGCCTTGGTGCTCACTTCTGTTACAATGCGCCAGTAGAGGTGGTTCTGTTTGCCCTCGTACACACCAGGCTTAATGTCGAAAGTCTGGCAGCGTGCTTGGTCGCCAATCTTCCAATAGTTCTGCGTAGCCGTTGTGCCGTCGTCTGCGAGCAAGAAACACTTCCACCCGGTGAGGTTGCGTTGAAGGTCATAGATTTCTTGCACAGCCACAATCTTGCTACCAGCACCACTGAGGTAGATATTGCCACCGACGTATGAGAGCTTGCGCACCTCCAGCTCGTTGAAAATGGCTTTACCCCACACCATAAGGTCAGTGATGTCAAGGCGATACTTGCCGTCGCCACGGTCTACCAAGCCGAAGCCCGACTGCGATTCGGTGCTGTAAAGCATCGATGTGAGCTTGCTCAGTACTGCAGAGCCATCTTGAGCCATGCCGTGTGTACCAGAACCTACAGATAGACCGCGCAAGAAGCGTATATGCCCCTCTGCCTTGTCGTCAATGTCGCGTCGCAGAAAACGGCTTAGGTCCAGCTTCTGCTCAATAACCTGCAACAGCCCCAGCAGCGCATTGCCGATGCGTTGTGCGGTGTTAGCATGAGTAGCACGCTCGTCGCGTATCTGCTCCAAGTCTTTGCGTAGGCTATCGTTATTTGTTGACATATTACTCTGATGTTATTTTTATGATACAAAGATAAGGCGATGGAGGCGAGAATAAAAAAACGAGAAACGAACACTACAGCTGCGCCACCGCGCGGTCGATGGTGCTTGAACCACCAGTGAAGAGTTGCCGTAGGAATGATGACACGAGACCATTGTATGTAATGCCGTAGTAAGCAGCCTCGAACTCGTTGAGACGGTGTAGCGAGTACATATACTTCTTTGAGAACCAGTCGCGTTTCTGTCGGTGGTGTGGGTTCGACTTCCAGTCCTTCAGGAATGTCAGGTCGCCACCGTTGTTATGGCGGTAGCCGTTGCCGACACCACGCGCCACATAGATGCCATACTCCAAAAAACGGTGCTCTATCGATGTCACCGGGCCTGGATGTATGACACCCTGCACGGAGCGCGACAAAGCACCGGTATCGTAAACTGGTGGCGCGAACTGCATCATACGCTCGCGCCACATCTTAACCATAAACTCGCTCCAACCCTCAAGCCATTTCTGGTGCTCGGCGTCGGTCATGTTCGGTTTAAGTCCAGTCTGACTGCTCATAGCTAATGTCTATAGGTTGTTCGTTCTGCACCATGAAGTAGAGTCCCGTCACGCCATTCATGGCGTAGCGACCGAGCTCGGTAGAGTAGATGTTGTTCAGCTGTAGGTATGTCAGACGCTCGTCGCCGAGTCCGTCGCGATCGTGCAGCAGTCGGGAATGAAACTGTCGGAACAACTGGCGGCAGAGGTTCAACTTCTGCTCGCGCTCCACCATGTCGTCGTAGCGGTAGTGGGCTACGATGAAGACGGTGTACACATCGCGTCGGAAATAGCCCACACCGTTGCTGAAGGTCTGCTGCGATGTGGTGTCGTCGACCATGATGAAGTTTTTGTGCTTGCGGAACGAGTCCATAACACCTTGTATCGAGTCGGGACCAGAGCAAAGGCATGGGTGGAAGTCATGCTCGGTGGCGAGGCGGTTGCTCTTCGCGAGTTGAGAGAAGTAGTCGAGAGCCGGAAATAAGTCTTTCATATATCACGTGTATTAACTTGTTAGCTTAGGGTATTTGCGTTTGAACTCTTCAGCCTCACGCGCTTTGGCTTCGAGCTCAGTAAGAGCACGCCAGCAGTCTGTCTGCTTCACAAGTGTCTCCTTTGTCACGTCGCCGTCGGTGAGAGCACGCAGCTGCACATTGAACGACTGCAGCATCGACAGCTCGGATATGTCGTCATCGCTCTCCGTTCTGCGGAAGAAGTGTGGGAAGGCGTGCGACATGACGACCTTCACGTGCGCAAACCATGCGAGCGTGGCAAGGCGCTCCGCAGGTGTCAGTGTCAGCTCTGCTGGTCGCGAGAAGTCGGGATTGCGGTAGAGGAAAGAGGCGAGCACATCGATAGCGTCATCATTGCCCGTAGAGTGAAAGCGTTGGTAGTACTTCTCCATGCAGAGGTACTCCTCGAAGGTTATGATGCGATGGTGCTCGGTGTCCTCCTGCAGCAATGGATGGACAGCTTCGAGCCCCTGGACAACATCCAACCTATTATCCATTTGCTCTATGCTGTCCACCCAAGCGAGCTGCTCCAGGAACGAGCGTATCTGCCATAGCTGCAGATAGAACACTCGTTTGCGCTTCTCACCCTCGGGCTGGTAGACACACTGCCATCCGAAGCGGTTCTTCTTGATGACGTTGATACCAGTGAAGCGCACGAACATATATGTCTTCACCATCACCTTGTCGGCGAAGGTGGAAAGCAGAAAGAAGGTGTAGCGTAGCTGCTCTTGTGTCAGCTCGCTCCACGACTTGGGGCATGTGAGTTCTATTTTATCCATTGAAGAGAAATGCTGAAGATTCTTTTTTGTTGCTGAACGTCAGCATGTGTGCCGAGCTGTACGCCGTAGTAGTGGGGTAAATGCAGAATGTCTCCGGACTGCCCTCGACCAAACGCTCCATGCGTCGGAAGAGAGCGGAGTGCAGTGCTCCGTCGCCGTCGGCAGCCCATAGGTCAACAAAGTCGCGCACCAGCTGCACGAAGCCTCCGTACTCTGCCATATTCTTTTTGTCCTTGCAGCGATAAGCCTTCAGCACATCGTCTATCTGCTCGTCGGAGAAGCGCACGCGCAGCTGCTCCTCTGCCTCGCTGATAGCACGTTGCATAGCCTCCCAGTCCTTGTACGACCGGCTTTGGATGCCTTGTGCAAAGAAGAAGTAGTGCTCCGTGTATATGTGGCGCACGAAGTTCTGCGCCTGCTCTGTCACACCCCACTCCTCAGAGCGCAGCAGCTGTACCACCATAGCACGCGCACGGCACTGTGCAGTGCGCAGCTGGGCCTCAAGGGCATCAACACGCTGCTTCGATGCCGGCGATATAGTGTCGTTCGACACTATGCCGAAGCCTGTAGAAGTGAGTACGAGGTCGAGCTGTCTGAACACCGAGAGGAAGGCATCTACGCACACCAACATCTTAAAGTAGTACTTTAACGGTTCGCTCTCGTCGGTCGACTCAACTCGCTGAGCACCAGGCTCGCCGAGCAGCATCTCGTAGTAATTGTTAAGCCCTGCCTCTATAGCCGGATAAACAGCGGCAAACACCTCCTCGTTCGCCGAAGCGCCCACGGGAAGCGAGCGTTCAAAATCTTCTTTTAATATTGCTATCATACTATGCCTTATGAGCCTCGTTAAGCTTTGTGTAAGCTACGAGGCGAATGTTAATAATTACTCTATAGTCTCATTGCTTGCGCTCACCTTCTTCGCATCTCGCTTCTTGTCGAGCGTTGTGAGCATGATCATCGGTACGTCAACAGTGGCTTTTTCATGCCACTTGTTGTAGTGGAGTATCACGTGATACGGCTTGCACATCACGTCGTGGCAAGGCTTCTCGATAGCCTGCTTCAGCGTAAAGAGTTCGCGCTTGTCGGAGCCCGAGTTGTTCATCTGGCTCTTGCCCGGCGTAGCACCCACCAGGTTCGGGTGAATGCCGAAGGCGAAGCACAGAGCGTTCGAGGCCTCCGACATGTCGTCGCTCCAGTTGCCGCCCTCCTTCTTCGAGGCATCGTTGAGCGGTACGATGCGCACCATGCGGTTCTCCTTGCCGTTGGGGTCTACGTAGTAGCCGCTGATCATCGCCTTGCCGGCGTTCTCGATGCCCGTCACGAAGTCGATGATGTTCTGCTTCTCCTGCTCCTTGCGCTCCCGGCGCTTCTGCTCGTCAGAGATCATCTCGTTGTCGCACACGTTATCCCAGTAGTCGTCGTGCACCTCAATCTGCACCCTTGGAGCCGACGTGTTCTTTATCATGTAGCGTTTGCCGATGCCTATCAGACGATAGATGTCGAACCACGTGTCGCGGAATATCGACGAGTAGTAAGGCACGGGGTATGTCTGCGTACCCGGCGTTGCCATGCGGCTCACGATGGCGAATTTGCGGTCTTTTGTAGGCTTGCGTCGCAGACCCGTCTGCGGGTCGGGCTCAGCACCCATGCGCACCAGGAGGTCTCCTAATGGGTCCCAGTAGTCGAGTAGAGGAATTGCCTCTATCTTCGGCTCGTCGAGAAAGCCCAAGCGCCAGTCGCCATAGAACACGTGCTCCGGCTTGCCGCTATGGGTGCTCGATGCAGCCTCGAAGCGACAGTAGGAGGCATCCTTGTTGCGCACCGTCACGATACGCTCGCCGTCGCGCGAGAGGATGACCACCGTCACCGAGAACGAGTAGAACTTCATATCCGTAGCCTGCTCAAGGAATACCTCCTGGAGTGAGTTGCGTAGGCAAAACTGCAGTATGTCAGGTTCTGAGACATCTTGCTTTGTCTTGCGATCGACGAAGCGCACGCCCTGACCATAGCATGACACGATATTGAACTGCTGGCACTGCGCCGTAATCATGTTGGACATTATCTCGCGGCGCAGACGGTAAGGCAGCTGGTCGTCGTAGCCCCACTGCACGTACTTATACTGCTTGCCGCCGACGGTGATGGGGCGCACGAGATTACTGCCCGGCAATCGATCATCGTCGAAGATGGTGTTCGAGTCGGAGCCATACTCGGAAGTCACGGAGTTGCTCTGCCCCGCCGAGCCTATGCCCGACGGAGCTATGCGATAGCGGCGGAAGCCTTCGGCATCAGGCTGCGCCGATGTTGGCAGAAGAGTGTTGCTATTGGTCATAAGTAAACACGTTTGTTATTGATTTGTATGATAAAAATCTGTGGCAATGCACGTATGGCACGGTTGCGAGGGTTGCGCAGGCGCACATAGCCACCTCGCCAGTTGACGTGGTGCACAAGCCAGCCCTTGTAGTGCAGCATCTCGCCGGTGCCACCCTCCCACGCATGGATGTCGACGAGAGAGCGGTGCTGATAAGCCTGATCGAGCAGGCGCAGCATGTCAGCAAAGTGTATAGCGCCCATCATTCAAAGGTATTGTCGAAGGTGTTGTCAAAGATGCGTCCGGAGCGCAGCGTGTCGAACACGTTGTGGTTGCGCTGAGCATACTGGTAGCTGAAGGTGAAGCGTGGCATCGACTCGTCGTTGTTGTTGTACTCCGACTTTGAGTCGGTGACAATGACCTCTTTGCCTACATTTGGGTGTCCGTCCTTGAAGTTCACCACATGTATGCTCTTAGATCGGAAGAGCTCGTCAGCCCAATTCGCCATTGCGAACGTGAGGAAGCCCGTGTCAGCCTTGAAGGTGCGTGTCTCGGCTATCTCGTAGTTGCGGTTATACTTGCCGATGTAGCCCTGGCTACGCTTATAGGTAGGTGCCACGGTGTGTGTACCCGTGCAGTAGAGCAGCTCGTCGCAACCGAAAGAGTTCTCGAAAACCAGGATGGGAGCGCAGTCAGGTTCATCTAAATCGATAGAGAACCGGAACTTGCGCTGCCCAGCCTGGACCCAAAAACCTAATAAACAACTATCAGTATCGCTAACGAACTTGCTCGGAGTGACATCAATCGTAGTATAGCGACTATTGCCACCAACTGGCGAGAGCTTGAAGGTCTTTGTCGTGCCGTCGTCATATTCTGCGACGACAGAGGCAATGTCGGTGCCGATGTAGTGTAGGTATTCTAAGCGGTTTAGTGCGGTCTGTTTAGCGCCATCTAACATCGTTAGAAAATGCGTGTTGATAAAGTCGGTAGCAGAAGTGTTGATATCTGCCTCGCAGTATATGATCTTCGACGAGATGGTGGCAGTACCTCCATCACCCTCCCAAGCGTAGTCATCTTCTTCGATCTTGATGGTGAGGTTGATGCTCAAGTTCTGGCGAGCATACGGAGTGAGCAGGCGGTCGAGCTCTGCGAGTGTTATCTTGCCGTCGACTGGGAAGAAACGTTCTGAGAATATCTCCTTGCCGTCGATGGTAATGGTGACGGTGGTGCCTATTCGGCTGGCGTCGTCGATGTCGCCACTGGAGGGAGTGAACGAATATATCACGTCGGGGATGCACGACGAGAAACATGTTGTGGGTAGCGACTGAAGAAGAGTGATCATAAATGCTTGTTATTGGTTTGCAACGGCAAAGATATAACAAGCTCGCGACACGTAAGAATACAAAAACGGCGCACCCTATTCACATAGAATGCGCCGCAAGCGAAAAATGTAAAAAAATGTTTTTTATCTTATGGCTCTATTTTATAGCATGTAGTGCATATCGCGCCAGAGCTCCCACCGTAGCGTACCGTCCTCAGCGGTCTTCAGTTCGTAGCCTTCGCCCTGTAGGTATAGCACTATATCCATTGGGTGTATTGGCATGATGCTGTGCAGCTCGTCGGCTATCTCCTCCGTTGTCTTATACTCCGCCGTGTACTCCTCGCCAAGCTGAGATTTGCCAGGCTCCGGTGATCGCGAAGCAAGGTAAGCATCCATAACGGTAATGATAGCTTCAGCGCGGCGTACTTCGTTCTCGTCTCTATCTGTTCTGTTTGTTGTCTCCATAACATTCTCCTTTCTGCTTATTGTGCTTTTAAAACTTCGTTTAGCTGTCGGCGCAGCTCGTTAAGGTTGCGCATAAGGTCGGCGACATCGACAAGCTTTACCGTGTCGCTAATCTCCGCCGTCTCCTCGAGCAGGAAGTCGATGGTGTCGCGGAGCAGATCTATCTTGTTCGCTAAGTTCTCCTTGTCGAGCAATACTCGTACGGGAGTACAATCTATTGTTATCATGCTTCGCCTCCTTTCTCCTCCTGGTTTAACTTGTAGACGTTGTAGCCCGAGAGGACTACACAGCAGAGGGCGGCGAGGATGCTGCTCTCGGCGCTGACGGCACCTGCGCCGAGAGACAGAAGCGCAGCGTGAACGCGCAGAACCTCGCGGCGTGTCACCTCGAACTCGCAGATTTTGGTGTAAAACTCGCTCTTTCCGTTGAGCCACGCCTTAACGGGGGCGGTGCTGATGCTAAACGGGCGCAGATGAGCGGTGCGCTGGATAGATGCAGATGTTTGCATAATGATGTATGTTGTAGCCTTGTTGCCGGAGAACCGCTCCGGCGCGGGTTGACGTAGGGGTACGAAAAAAGCGGCTCGCACTTCCTCGTCTGCTACAACATACATGCTTATCCACCACAAAGGGCTAAAAAACACGTGGAAGGCGAACCGCCGTATTCTGTCTTTGGCATCACCACAGAAATGTGGAATGCTCCACATGTATATTGTAGCGATGGCAAAGGTAGGCATTAAGATT